CTGTTGCCGTCATACTCTGCTCCTGATACTTGCCCGTTTTGCAATCTGCCGCATAATCTTTGCCGTATCCCCTGTGCTTTTCCCGCCGATGACCGGGACGATACTTTCCCCAATACCCTCAACACCGTAATTCTCCTGCACTTCGATAATTGGGGCGACTGCCGAGATCACGCCGGAATAGATCACCGTGACTTTATCGCCGAGATCCCACGCTCCGGCAGCGTTCTTGGTCATATACCCGAACATATTGTTTCTGACGGTGCCGAACTCTGCGGTTTCATCGCTTGAGAGATTTGCCAGCTCCACGGTACCCGCTTGGATAAGTTCGGTTGCGTCGGTGCAATCGTTGCCGTCAACGTACGTTTCTCTTCGGTTGGGCCATACCGGCTCAGTCCCTGTAAAAACTTTGGTGAATGTCCGGGCCGCATCCTCCCCACTATCGCCAACGTACGCAACGTTTCTAAAACTCGTATCGTCGTACGAATACTGCATATCTGAAATGTTGCCCGATCCGTTTGAGAATCCGATCGTTGCAGAACGGTCAACCCCGACTTTGAAATGTGGCCGGATCCTGCTATCCGCGGGAGTGTCCAGATCGCGGATGAACAACATTTCATACCCAAGAGAATTGGGGGATGCGAGCAGCAACGTCTCTATGAGGTCGTGAACGTTCGCTTCAAGCCGTGCCGAATAGGTGACATTCCCCCCAAGGGCTCCATCGGCTTCCAGTTCAAGGATTGAGATCTTCCGTGCTGTATCGCTCGTGCCCGCTGGATTCAGGGGGGTGATGCAGTTCACATCAATGTAGTGACGGCAGGCCGTTTCCGCAGGTGTTGCCGTTACCGTGTCGTACCCGGTTCCCGCTGAGATGCCGGCCAATACCTGATTGTCCATCAGTAATCCCTTTGCATCGTTGCCGGCAATGGTCCACAGCGGCTCCTCATCGGCACCGGTTGAGATATCGATGCTCATCCGCTGAACCCGCCCGATCCTGGCAACACCCCCCCGGAATAGCGATATCCATGTGTTTTCATCGATGTTGTCCATACTGGAGGAATCCATCGGAATGTCAAAGGAGAATTCCCCGGCAGTTCTCCATCGCCTTATCCATTGACCCGATACGTAATCAGTGACCTCACATACTGGTTCAAGGGAGGAATCAAAGACCCTAAGTGGATAATATTCAACCGGCGGCGGAACGAAATAAGGGAGGTAAAGAGGATCGGCTACGGTATCCTCTGACCGATCAAACGCCACCTGCCCGAATGCCTGCCCGTCAAACTCCATATTACACCCCTATGTGCCGTTCCCAAAATTCGACAGAACATGCAGCGGTTGCCCCGATCGTTGTCGATTGAGTGAGCGATATCGTGTTGCTGCCCGGCGCGATCATGAAAAACTCTCCCGCTGGATCCCAGTACTGGTATGCGTTGGTGTCCGTGGTCCCTGCGATGTGCCGCACCGTGTGATACCCTTGAGCAGTATCAATCCTGACGTATTCTCCAGCACCGAGATCCAGAAGCATCTTAAGGTAAGCGCCAGAGGGGTATTTCGCGTTGTAGATATCGACGCGAGGATTGGTGATCGCTCCTGTAAATGTGACCACGCACGGGGACGGGACGTTGCCATTGTTGACGACAGTAATAGACGGGTTTGTCGTCCCAAAATCCATAGGGCAAATGATCGGGAGCGTCATACCTCCGGTGAACGATGCCAGCGAATATGTTTTGAGCGCCGGATCAAGCCAGAACGGTTCCCACGCCTTAAGAGGGATTTGCACCACCTGATGGGTGACTCCGCGCCCCTCACCCGTAAGGGCTTCCGGTTCATCGGTGATAGTGCAGGGGATTGCCCGCACATTGCCGTTATCCAGCGTCACGAGGAGCGTACCAACTCCATCATACGGATTGAATGCAGACTTGAGCGTTTCAACAAAATCGTCCACATCGGATCTTGTCGCACCCCGCAGGACGTATTCAATGAGCATATCTTCACGCGGGCCAATGGTTCCCCCGTAATAGTTATCCCCATCCGCCCCGGCAGCTGTCACTGAAAGCGGGCGTGAGGGTGCTTTGCCAAACGTGGTGTTCTTGGTCCGGTATGCCTGTGCCCTGACATACAGCGAATCGTCCCAGACAATCCCCCGGCTTGAAGTAAATTTTACGTCCACGGTCAGGCCCCCATCATATTGAATTTGTTGGCTAGGTGACGGTCATTTGCCTTTAAAATCGCTCGTGTCTCAGAGGCATTGAGACCTGTTTTGATCTGGTTGTTCTGATTGATGATGATCGTTTTTCTGCCAATGCTCCCCATCTTTGACATTGGGATCGCATATTCTGGCTCGTTCTCTGCGAATGTGGCGAGCGTTGGTTTTGTGATCAGACCTCCCTCTGCATATCCCGGGATCCCGGCGGCTGATGCTTTGTCTGGGTGACGGGAATAATACAATTGTTTGCTTGGAGAAAGCGTGGATTTTACAGACGATGCGATGGAACTCTTACTCGATCCGACACGGGACATCGCGGCCTCCCCTGCTTCCGCTGCACTGGTGATCGGTTCAATCGATCCGGTAGTGAGTGCTTCGGTGTAGGTGTCAACTCTAAGTAAGCTCATATATGCTTGTGCCGCTACTGCAAGATTGATCAAATCGCCGATTGCTGCTGCTGCTGCCGATATTGCCGGCAACCACTCCTCAAAAACCGATGTTACCTGTTGCATAACTGGGATCAGGCTCGTTCCGAGTTGGAGATACAACATATTGATCTGCGTGTTCATCTGTGCCCACGAATCGTTAAATGCCTGTTGCTGTGCGAGTTGTTCCGGAGATAGGAGCAGCCCCAACCGTTCCGCCTCGTCCCCGTATGCTGCAACACCCGCCGATCCGAGTTCTACCAGTTTTGCAACCTCGCCGGTATTCCTCCCGAAGAGCTGCATCATAAGGTGAGCCCTCTCGGTACTATCCCTCATATTATGCAATTTATCAATGATTTTTGGGAGCAGCGTATCCATATCCTGGATGCTTCCATGAGCACCAACCGCGTTTATTCCGAGCCGTTTAAGTGCTTCGGCTTGGGTTGAGGTTGGATCCTTTGCATTCTCAAGATTTTTACCCAAAAATGTGATCGACCCAGCGAGCGATCTGAAATCTCCGCCGGTCGCATTTGTGGCATATTGGAGCCGCTGAAGTGACTTTTCAGACATGAGCGTTGTGAGGGAAAGATCGTGCAACTCATCCCCGTAACGGGCCGCTGCCTGCGCTGCTTTGTTCATCTCATTAATGACAAGGGCAGCAGCTCCGGCTGTTGCGGCCATCTGTGCCCCCATCTTAATCATGCTCAGGGTATCTTTGTCAACTTCAACCCCGAACGATTTGAGCGTAGCCTGTGCCTTTGTGACACCTGAATCCAGCCCACCGGTTTCAAGATTCAGAACCACCCAGAGATTACCAACGACTTGATCAGTTACTCCCATCATTCCCTCCTTTGCCGCGCCGGATCATTCCCCGCATTATCAGGCTTTGCTGCATCAGTAACTCCTGATCAATCTCATCGTCATCGTCCGACTCCGCCACCGGTTGATCCGGGACTTGATCCCAGTTGAACGCCGTGCACTGATCCGGCTTCACCGGGAATGGATCGTCCTTCGTGCCGTATAATAAATTTCCGATATTCGCCGTCTGTCGGGCTTGCAACATATCTGAGTATCGCCGGTCCTCGCGTTGTTCTTCCCGCTTCGCAGCAACCACCGCCAGAACATCCCGGGGCGTCATGAATTGCAATGCGATAGGGGAGAGTGCACATAGTCCGTACGCTACTGGCTCAATGTATTCGAGCCATCGGCTTCCGAGTTTTTTGGGGCGCTATCCCCCTCAGGCACGGAAGCATGGGCCTTTTCCTCTGCGAGTTTCAGCGTCTGGGCGATGTTATACCAATCCCCGGCTGCGAGTGCTTTAACCACCGGATACACCAGAACGACCGAGACGTATTCAAGCGGTTTGTCTTTCAGTTCTGCACGGATGATCGATATCACCCGATCTTGTCCGGCCCGCGTCGATGGGATCGCCCGAATCGGTTCTCCGTTGGGTCCGAACTTCCCCGGGACCTTGAGCCCGTACATCATGACCGTCGTTAAGACGTTCAGTCGTGACAGTGATTGGCCCGGGGGCACCTTCATTAGTTCGACGAACGGAGGGATCCCGTCGCGCTGGAACGCCACTTCGATATCGTACATATCGCGGTCAGTAAAAAGGAGATCGTAGGTCTCCTCTCCAAGAGTGATCGGGACGCTGGAAAGCACCACGGAACACCTCACGCCACGTATGCAGCGATACCCATCTTAATCCTGATCCGGATAACGCAGGTCTTGCAGTTCGCCTTTTCCAGCACCACAAAGATCGTGGTGATGTCGCCACGGTTCGCGTCCAGGGTAATTGCACCGGATGCCGCACCGGATGCAACAACAGTCCCGTTCACGTAGATCGTGCCGGCTGCGGTGCTCGTCGGAGTTACAAGGACCGAGACGCTGGTAGTGAATGCAGTACCGGTATAGGTGTACTTGTCTGCTGCCGCCGTTGGCGTAAGCGCGATCGCGTGCCCGTCTTCATCAGCGACCGAGATAAACGGCGTGGTGAGTGCGGTGAATGCTCCTGAAGGTTCGGTCGGGAGATCAACGGGCGTAATAACAACGGCCCACGTTGCCAGACCGTTCATAGGGGTGGCCGGGGTAATCGATTTGATCCACCCGGTAAACTCCTGTGTGAAGAACGGGGTCGGCTTGAACGTTGACGGCCAAACGATCTGGAACAGGCCAGTTGTCTTATCCCGTTTCATCGTCTTGAACGCCTGTTGCTGCGTGTCGTTGATGAAATTCACAGATAAGGTCACATCCCCGACGCTCGCTTCACCGGGCATCGATACGACGATATCATCTTCCTGATCGGTTGCTGTTACTGGTGCGGTGGTCTCCGCTGGTGCGGTAAGCGCCGTGTTTTCAGACGCCACCGCTCCATTGCAAAGCAGCCTTAAGCCCTTTGCCAGTTGTGCTTTCATGCTCATGGTTTCAATCACTCCACTTGATAGTGTACGATGAAGTCCCGATTATCCCGGTATTCTCCGGTGGTTCCTGCATCGCTGTTATCGGGGATAGGCCCCAAATCCTCAATTTCCGATACGAAGATCAGATCCTTTGGGGATCCCGGATCAAGGTAATCGTTTTGGATCCCTCCGTCACGTTGCGTTGAAAGACAGTTTGCGATGATTTCACTGAGTTCAAAGGAATCGGCATCACCCGGAGATGTCGGAATGGTGAACGTTGTGCACTGGATGCGGGCAGTTCCCCACGATCCGGTCTCACTGGATTCACCTGGGGATGGAGGGGCATCGATCCGGGCGCACGCGATAAACGGGTGCTGAGGGGTAATTGGGATGGTGCGGTACACGCGGGCGCTCACCTTTGCGGTGATGGCAGCATCCGCCTTGATTCTCCGGATCACACCTTGCAGCACGTCTTTCATTCATATCCCCCAAAATCGCCCCGCATCGTTCCACCAATGGCAGATAATCGCGCCCGTGAACTTGTCGATGACGAGATAGACGATGCACTTTCAGCAGACCAGATCATACCCATGCGTCCGGCAATATCAGCAGCAGATTCCCACTGGCTGAGTTCCCCGGCAATGATCGCCATGTACTTCCCCATCAAGGTGTCGATCACCGGTCTGAAATGCGGCTGCGGGAGCTGGTGATAGGTCCGGCCCAACGAATCGGTCATGTTGTTGAATCCGTACTCAAGGCGGCGGCCATAGGGGAGATCAGTACCAACATAGACAACGGGCTTTCCTAAGTTGTCCGACTCTTCGACGTGGATTGAACGCCGGTAGGTGCCGGTCTTGTACGGTGCAATGGCTTTGATGTCGTTCGCCATCGCCTGCCCTGCGAGTTTTAGCCCGGGTTGGCCCCGGCGCTTAACCTCAACAACCTTGTTGGCAATGTTGGTGATTACCTGATCCAGCCCCTCAAGACCCATCAACTACCTCCCTTAAGAGAGTTCCAGATCGAGAAAGCAATCGCAATTACACCCATTGATGAGGATGCCAGTACCCCGATGTTCGTCCGGGCGATGGATGCACCCCGCTCCTCTGCATGCTTGGTTTTGATGTCGTTGATCTCAACAAAGATCTCCTTTTTGCAATCGCTGCAATTACGTTTGTCATCGATGAGTAGTCGTTTAATTTCGGCCACATCGCTCTTCAGATCTGCAACTCCCTGCATAGAGAGCGCGATTTTCTCAATATCATCGCGTGTGAGTTCATACCTCCCTGTGCTGTCCATCAGACACCTGCCTTTGCAAGATCGCAGGTCCAGTGATGCGGGCTCCCGCCCATGCTTGGAGCTGGTTCAACGTTGCTGATCCTATACGGATTGTCAACAGTAGCCGCATATCCGGATGCCGTGGTGATGATCTGATCACCGTTCGCAGGAGTGGACGTTGCCGGTATCATTACCCGCTGAGTGGTGACAATGTAGAGCGTCTGCCCGGATTGCTGCACGGCATCCTTCTGGCTGTAGAACCGACACGCGATCGTGGTGTCGATATCGGTGAATACTAGTTGCTCGTTGGTGTCGAACGCCTCTGCGATAACACCGTTAACAACCGCTGCCCCGGGCACCGTGCCGTTATCAGATATAACCTCATCGTTCAGGAATGTGCCGGTGATGGAATGTATCTGTAAACTGCCGGATGCTATACTACCAGTGCTCACGATTACGGCGGTTGCGTGGCTGGTTGCGCCCGTGAGCGTTGCGCCCGCGTGGAATACGGCAGTACCGGCATCGTAAGCGAGAGTGAAGTTCTGGCGCTTTCCCCGCAATGTTGCAGAGTGTGGGGCGCTGAACATTAATGGCACCTCGCCCTTACACGAGAGCAGCGGAAGTTTGCCCCACTATCTGAAATTGTGCTTGCCTCGATGTACTGATCGAGAGCGGTATATGCAGATGTCCTGAGCGCCTTTACCGCTTCAGTAACATTCACAGAAGAAGAGAAATCGCCGTTTGATGCCTGAAGATCCCCTACCTGAAGCCCGAATTCAAGAAGTCCGGATTTTGAGAGTGTGAGGGAAATCGATTTCAGATCGTCACCAGATGCCCCGGTGATGCCATTTGAGCGGAGATAGAGATTGATCTGACGATCTGCCTCATCTATAATACCCTGAAGGATCGTGGCGCTGCGGGTGCTTCCAGTGACATTGATCAGTTCGGTTGTGGAACAATACGATACCATTTCAGCTCTCCCGTGCAATCTTTCGCTCGCATAACAGTACCGGATCGGTGTCCGGATCAATCGGTTGGCTCATAACCTTGATCACAACCGCATTGCTGTCGTAATCGTCGTTGAGTTCATCCAGTTTACGGTGTGTGATCAGCGCCGTGTTTTCAGATGTCAGGACCATTCTAACCCCTCAAAAAAGGGATTAGTAGATGATCCGACAGGTTGCGTTGGCGATACCGTAGTTCACGCCGAACCGGATCCGTGCCTTGCTGGTCGTGAGATCCTGGAGCGGTTCGCGGAAGTCCTCAATGGTGACATCCTCGCGCATCACGTACGCGCCCGCGCTCATTCGGTTGAACACGATTGCACCGGTATCTCCATCATCCTGATAGTTCCATGCGGTTCCGTAGGCGGCGCTGTTGATCGTGCCGTTGTGCTTGCCGTACGAGAGGCCGAGGACTGAAGGCTGCCCACCGGTTATGATGGACTGCCCGCCCCAGTAGTTCGTCAGCAGCATCTCGGTCTCAAGCACGCTGTTGAAGTCTGTGGTTGCAATGAGCGAATCCGCCATGAACCCGCCGCCGGTCTGTGCCCGGGTTTCGAGTTCGAGCTTTGCCTTTGCGATTGCCTTGATCCCCTGGTTCGCAGCAGTTCCGAGCGTGTCATAGGACCGGCCCGCGTTCTGAACAATAACTCCGATTGCCTCATAGTTCAGGGCATTTTCGATGTGCTGGCCGAGCATTGCGACCTCCATCGCCATTGTGTTGTACAGAGAATCGCTGATCATCTCATCGGTGATCGGGGCAACCTCGCCGTACTTCTTGATGGTGAAGTCACGGTATGAGTACGTGCCGTTACTGTTCCGGTACGGTGCACCTTCGGGAACTTCCGGGGCGATGCCGGTCGCTGCACCTGCAAAGGGCAGGCGGAGAGTGTTCCCCTTGCTCATGCTCTCAGTGCGAAGCATTCCCCGGGCACAGCGGACGTACTGGGCGCCCTCCATGACAGTGTTGAGGTACTGGATCTGCACGAGCGGGGTGTTTGCGATACCTTCCGAGAGGACCAGCTCCCGGGCGTTGTGGATCTTGCCGTCAACATCAACGGTGAGGTGACGGGGGATCCGGCGCTCTGCAAGTTCACGGGCTTCACTCGTTCCGGCGAACATCATAGCGAAGGCGTCGGAGAGTGCCCGGATATGCACGTTGTCTTCCCGCATCGGGACGGTATCGGTGCCGGTAGGTTTGTAGGTTGAAATCTGTTCAGTCATGGTAATCACGAAGAGCTCCCGGTCGGTCCGTACTGGATACTGATTTCGATCCTTCCGGTTGCACCGCCTGCGATGTCCTCCTGTGCAATTCCAACAACAGTCCCGGTAAGTTCCCCGGCTGATGTGACTTCCTGCGATGCGGCGGAAACGGTTCCACCCACTGCATTATCGTTGCATTCGACAAATGCGCCTGCATCGATGCCTGTGGTGTCGTCAGCGTTGGCTACATAGACAATAGCGCCGTTCTTGAGGACTGTGCCCCACGCACCGGAAGCGATATCATAGAGTGCGACACCTGCAACGGTGCCGGTAACTCCCTTTACTGCCGGGTGCACGGTGTCAGTTACGCCAGTAAGAGCGAAGGCAACAACCTGTCCGGCCTTGATTGCGGCACCGGCCTTGTATGCCCGTGCTTTGTCGTGCCCCTGGTCGCATACCTGCGTGATGGTTGGGAATGCTGAGATATCTGCCATGATCACACGCTCCTGATAGTACCGGCCTTTCGGTCAATGGCGATCCGTGCATTGATAGGCTCTTCGAGCTCCTTGCCGGGGGTTCCGTCGGTTTTTGGTGTGCCGTCCTGCTCCAGCGCCTTGATCTGCGCAGCCTGTGCGTCGATCTTGCTGGAGAGTTCCTTGATCGTGCCGAGCGCTTCAGAGAGTTCCTTCGGGATCTCCATCACGGGCGCGGCCTTCGGTGCGGTTCTGGTCGCTTCGAGCTCTTTGGTGAGCGCGGCGATCTTGTCTTCAAGTTCTTTGGTGTCTGCCATAGTTCTGTCCTGCTTTTTCTGGATTGCTGCCATCAGTTCTTTGGGATCGGCCCCTGGGAACCGTTCAAGCGCCTTTTTCTCAACATATACTTCTTCCACCTCAACGGGAGTTCCGAGCGTGACCGAATCAGATTCGATCATATACGGAGCCTCAAATTTCTTCCCATCGTAGGAATAGATCACGCGATCCGGGAATGTCATTACAATCCACGGGGTTGAGACGTAATCCCCTGATGCGGCGGGTTTGAATTTTTTGTCAAGAGCGCTCTGGAGAATCACCTGCAATCCTTCGAGAGAGTTGTCTTTCTTTAACATGGGTTCCTCATTGAGCCGGCAAAGTTTGCACGCGCCTTTGTTGACGAATGCAAACCCGGTGAAAGTAAGCCCGGCTGATTCCATCTGCCGGGTTTCAGTGTTATACTGTTCCGGGCCGGTGTGTTCAACCGAGACAAAAGAGATCAGGTTATGCCTGATCATTTCCTGCATATCGCGCTGGTTCTGGGTCCAGGGCCATACCCGTACATCAGATATGACGGCTGCATGTTCTCGTCCATCATTACCAGTGAAGCGCCCGAAATGCGGGTTTACTGCCTCCCCCACCTTATCAGTGGATGCCCGGGGAACTTTCCCGACATGACGATTCCAGCCGGAGTTATCCAGCCAGTTTGTCGCATCCGCTTCAAGGGTGCGGGGGATGTAATTCAACGGTGTGCCAACTGCGCTGTCGGTCCACACTCCTTCTGCCAGCATGGGAACGTCTTTGATCAAAAGAGATCCGTCTGGCTCGGTAATCATTGACCCTTTACTGAAGGGCATTGCAAGCGCCCTGATATGTTGAACGGTGCCGGAAGCGGCCTGCGGGGCTCCTCCGGTGTGGATGGTTGTATCAGGGATAGAAGAATCGGCTGCCAATTCTGGCATACTATAATAGGAACGGTAAGGATATAAACGGGTTTCTTATTAATGACAGTAATATCGATCTCGGTGAAATCACAAAAAAGTATGATTGAAGGTAATTATTTTCTCTTCCCGTTGCCCTTCCGCATATCTGGCACTTTCTTTTTCTCAGATTCCTGAGAGAGCACGGGCAACTCTTCCGGCACCGCCTCACCCATCGTTGCCTCGCGCTGCTCCATCATCTTGATCGTGTCTTTCACGGTCTCGGCGCTGCGATATCCCCCGTTAAGGTGAGCGTACCGATCCGACAGATGCCGGGCAATCACCACCGGGAAATAGCCGAGTTTATGCAGTTCCCAGATCTTCCGCTGCTCTTCTTCTTTTACCGGGTATCCCTGTGCTATTTTAATCGCCTCCGCTTTCAATCACATTCGCCATGTTCGTTGCCTCGTAGAGCGCAGCTGTCTTTCCTGCGATATTGTACTGGTACCCGCCTGTTGGGAGTTTCGTGTACTCAAAACGGTTGATCACCGTATAGAGCGGCTTCCCTTCAGCGTCTCGCAGGCACACGAAGCCACGGGCCGGACGTTCCAGCAATACGATCACATCATCCCGGGTGAGCGTGTCGAACCGCACCGCAGGATCGTCTAGGCTGATGTGCAGCCTTCTCCCAGCATCGGTTTCAAGGTGCTTCGCGTAGGGCATCGGACTTGGTGAGATCCCCGGATTGTGGTCCATGTACCAGTTCATCGGGTCGAGCCGGCCAGTCTGGATAAAGAATCGATCGCGGTTCTGAAGGATCTCGTAGAGGAGCCGGTCGAATGGTTCCGCTGCCTCGTCCTGGTGCCAGAAGATCAGGCCGTAAACCCAGATCTTCCAGAGTTTTTCACGCCGTTCGTTTGATTGATCGCAATCGTACCAGCATTCCTTTGCGATATCATAGAGGATCTTCTGGTTGCCGGTGAGGTTGTCGATCCATGCCTGCGGGATATCGGGCATGATCTGCACCATCTTCCGGAGCGGTTCTTTCATGAGCCAGTGAAACATGATCGTTGCGGTGCTCGCCTTTTCCCATTCGGGAATCCAGTTCAACCCGTCGATATCTCCTGATGTTCCCATCCATTTAAGGATCCGATTCCTGAATTTGATAAGTAGTGATTTCATGCTCGTGCCTCACGGTATATTGCCCAACAGCGGCAACCGGGGAAGCGCGGGGGCTCCTGATCGCCCGATGGGAAATCCTCATCGATAGGTATCCACCCTGCTGCGCTGTTCTCCAAACATCCGTCTGATACCTTCCCATCCCCGCTATTCTGCCAACTCTTCTCCATCTTCACGCCGTCTTCTTGAATGGACTGTGCGAAGATGTGATTCCCGGTCTCATACGCTCGGGCGCTCTCGTTTACTGCAATGAGCCGGGCGCGGTCCCTGCTGATCGGACCGTCGAATAGTTTCCTGATCTCCTGCCCGGCTTGATTATACGACCATCCTTCACCAAGAGCCGTAACCATGAGCCGCTGAAGGCTGCCCTTTGTCGTATCCTGGATATCTTTGATGTATTTCAGCGATCCGCCCGTTTCCTTGAAATACTTCACGGCCCGGGGATTGGCGAGGCTGAACGTGGTCTTTGGATCGTACTTCAGTTGTCCTTTGAGTTGATCAGCGCCAGATAAGATGCCGTCCTTTTCAACACCTAGAATAACGTTTTGTAAGTCCTCATCGGTCTCTTTCTCAATATCGGACCACATCTTATTCAGTTTCTTCAGTGCTTCGGTTTTGATCGGGTTACCGGCTTCCAGCGCCTTGATCGGGATATCGGGCGGGAAGTACTCACGCATCCGGGTAAAGTGCATGAGGGTAAGCCGGCCCTGCTCCTCGAAGAATGCGCGAAGGTGCTGCTCATGGTTGCGGGCGATGCGGTCTTTGTCCCTGACCTTCTGGTACCCGATGGTTGCAGTGGTGAAGCGGGTGATAGCCCGGGAAAGTACGGCTGGGATCATGTCGTTCGTTCCGATGGATACGGATATCCGCATGTTGGCGTTGTGGCAAAATGGTAACACATAATGCAAGGACCGGATTCCAAAGGATGTGGGCATGGCTCTTTGATTGCACAAAGAGGCGGTTTGGTTCTGCATCCATCGACCATACTTATCCCTTCCTTACCGCCTCTGCCAGTTCGTGCGCCGCTGCTGCCATCTCCTTCTCTGATGCAAGTTTCTGACGTTCCAGCGGGGTTGTCGGGTAATCTCTATCCAACCGTTCAAGGAAGGGATTCTGGGGTTCTTGGAATGGGTTCTCCTGCCGTTTCGGTTTCTCCTCATCGCTTCGTTCATCCTCTGGGATCCCGAGCTGTTCCCTGCACCAGTCGGCCGGGCATACCGCATCCGGATCGGTGCCGGTCCTGAGTTGAGATATTGCCGTTGCCATCTTTGCAAAGTCTTGCGGGTCCGTATCGTTAAGTTTCATCTTCACGAGCCCGGGAACACCGGTGCGCATGTCGATCACAATATTCCACATCTGTTCAACGTCACGCTGGCAGCTCTTAATCTTCTTGAAAAACGCACCAACGCGAGTAACGGCGGTTGCGTCCGTGGTGCCCTGCCGGAGTCCGAGCAGTTCACCCGGTATACCCATGCCTG